CTTCCCATCCCTGGGTTTTTGTTTACAATTAAGCAAACGATAGGTTTGTAACAGCAACTTTACCAAGGTAGTCGGCAGCGTTACCTAGCGATGATGCTGTGTTTGTCAACTCAACATAACCGTAACGTGTCATAAAGCCAACTACTGGCTCAAATGTTGCTGGATCAAGAACAACACCACTGCTCATTAAAGGAACATATGGGCAGTAGAATGCTGCAGCGTCGGCTTCGCTGGAACCTTTGTAGCCAACGAGAACGTCGGCATCATCACCAGCATAGCTGTCAACATAGATGCGCATAGCACCATTGAGTGTACCAACAAACTTGGTGTTTGTGGGTGCCTCAAATGTACCTTCTGTGGTACGTGCAAAAGCGGAAGTTGTAGCAGACTGGAGAACTGTCAATGCTGTTGGGGAAACAACAGCCCAGTTACCAGCACCACGACGTGTGCGCTGAGCGATCTTGTTAGCAACGCGATTGATTAGAACTGCCAAAGCGGCATGCTCGTCACCAACGAAAGCGGCTGCGCGACCTGCAACGTTTTGTACAGCATCTTGATCAAATGTTTCTGAAGCTGCGCCAGCCAATGTGCGTAGGCCGTTTAGGATCTCTTGGTCGATCTCAACAGTGATTTCCTGTGCGAGAGCAGCCATGATTTCTGCTTCAACATCAAGACCGTGCATGCTCTGTGCGTCTTGAGCAGCTTCAAATGTCCAACGAGCAGACAATTTACGTGTCTTGGCTTCAACAACTTGTTTTAGGATCTGTACGTTGATCTTACGACCTGGTACACCTTCTAAACTAGATGTAGAAGAAGCTTTACCTGCTGTGCCGTCACCAGAGTAGGCTTGTGCTACTTTGAATGGGCTCAGTGCTTCGTCACCAGCTGTAACGTCATTGCTGGTACCAGTTGCATTGTTGGTCTCAGCATAACGAACGCGGAGTGTGTGAATCTGAGCAACAGGACCGGTCATTGGCTGTACACCAACGATTTCGTTGGCGATAACTGTAGGCATTACTCGACGAATAACTGGAAGAATAACGCGGTTCAGTGTTGCTACGTTACCGGATGCTGTGGCACCTGCTGTTGCAGATTCTGTTAGTTGCTTGCGTGTGTTCTCAAGGATCACACTCATTGTGGTTCTCTTTGAACCTTGGAGGCCTTCCAACAGGGCTTCTTTGGTCTCGCCCCAGCGGCTCTCTAATAGTGCTTGTGTCATTTTACCTTTTCTCCTTTAGGGTAAGTTTCATTTAAGCCCTGCTAGACGCTTGATTTCAATAACATTACTGGTATCGAATTCAGCGGCGGTTTTAGCAGTTTTATCTCCAGTTACTTCAACACGGCTTTCGGCAACCATTTGCTTTTGGCTCTGTGGTTTGCCTTGTGTGTTGAGTACAGCAGGAAGATATTTTTCGTATGCTGACTGAAGTTTATCAGTCTGCACCGATTCCAATAGCTCGCTCATTACAGCGGCCTTATCCTTGTTCAGCGGTTTCAAGAGATCGGCTAATTTCTCTTTGCGCTCTGCTAAATCTTTAGCAACACGGATTTCTTTTTCTTTTGATTCCACGATCGATTGCTTTTCAGAAATGGCTTTTTCCGCATTGGCCAATTTCTGCTCAGCGGCAGCGATAGATTCGCGCAGTTTAGCGATTTCTTTGTTCTCATTGAGATGAGTAACAGCAAATTCACTGGCGAATGCTTCAAAGAGTTGACGACCAAACATGTTTTCACGTGCGATCGTAATATCTTCTTTGAGCTGGACTAGTTCAGACTCTAGATTTTTGGTAACACTCTCTTTGACTAGACCGGCAGCCTTGGTTACAAAGTTCTTTTGTATTTCAGCCATCTTGCTCTTGGCTTCAGCTATCAAGCGAACTTTAGTTTCTACCACGGCTTGTTTGTCTTGCTCAAATTCCTGGATTTCTTCGGCGAGTGCTTTGATCACAAACTGCTCGAGTTTAGCGATGCTATTCTCGTAGGTTTTGCGATCAGTGCGCAGTTCTTTGATTTCTTCGGCCAATTTGGTGACCATGAAATCATTGAACTTTTTAGAGCTTTCAGACATGTGAACTTTGAATTTCACACGATCTTCAGCCAGCGCGGCTTTTTCTGCTTTAAACTCTTCGATTTCTGCCTTGAGAGATTCCGTAACCATCTTGTCTAGAGCTTCAACCATCAATTCTTTGTCATGTTGATAACGGCCAGCGAATTCTTCGCGCAGTTCAGCACGCACTTGCTCACGTGCTTCGCTCAGCTTGGTTTCCCATGCTTCAGCGATGGCCTGGCGGGTGTCTTCGTTGATGATGCCACTATCTAACAATGGTTTGATAGCATCTAACATCGGATGTTTCTCCTATAGTTTCAATTCATTGATAAGGCGTACAACTGCCTCTTTCATGTACTTCTGTACTCGTTGATCATGATTGGCTTCACGTGCCATTTCAAGTATCCCAACACCACCTCTCATATTCATCAAGCCTTCATAGATGGCTTTAGGATAAGCATGAGGTGCACTGGGCTGAGCGACCACATCGACTGTGACAATTTCAAATTCACTGACATGTCCACTACTTTCATTGACATTACCAGAACCACGGCTCGAAACGCCGAGTTTTACACCGGCTTCCAGCATACTCTTAACGAGATTGCCCATGGGCGTTGGTAATATCTTGAGTTTGCCATGACCGCAAGGACCATCCATCCACATTTCTG